TGCGTTTGAAGTAGAGCCCATCATACATTTACCTATAATCCTACTACCTAATCGTAAACATGTTTTTGTAACTCTCCAGTTATTTAAAATATTATCGGGTCTTTCCCATTTGCCACTTTCATCATGCACTAGTAAATTTAGTTTTTCACCGTCATAACTATTATCACCAGTATTTTTCCAATCTATAGTTGTATCTAATCCTTCTAATTCTTCTAATTTTTCGTTAGAAGTTATTTTTTTCCTTGTAAATTTACTTGCTGGTACTCTATATGCTAATTCTGTTTTTGGCCGATCCATACCATCTTGTATCGGTTTAAAAAAGAATGGATAATTTATACTTATAGGAACTACTTTGTCAGTAAACATCTTTTTAGCATCAGCACCTGTTTTAGATAATATCCCATATCTGCTATCGCTCGCAAGTGTGGCTAAATTAACAGTTTCAGCACTTGACATAAAAGAAAATCCAGAACGTCTATTTTTAAGATAACACATTCCATAACATCTTTTATCAGCTTTACAAGCTTCCCAAAATATAAAGAACAATCTATTTGCTTCTCTAAAATCTGGAGCACCTACATCAATTTTACTCCATTGAAGATACATATAATGTGTACCTGTTAAATAAGTTGGTTTATTATTGTTTATAAACCAAAATCCTTCTTCTCTTCTTTTAAACTCTTCGTCTATATAATCGAACCACTGTTCTTTGTTTTCATCTGGATAATTTCTCCAATCAAATATATTTTTAAGACGATTTAATTCTTTAGGATTTTCAAATTTAACCCACTTATTTAATTCGTGCTTGAACACTTGCACTGGTACTTTTGGCAAAGCAATTCGCAAGTTTTGTATCTCATATATCTCACCAATTTGACCAGTTTTTGATATAACGATAATATCATGTTCTTTATTATATCCATATTTCCATTTTTTACCACGATTCATTCTAGTAATCGTAGTTTTTTTAATAGGTTCTATAACCTTAACTAAACTTTGTTCGTACATTATTTAGATCTACCTTCTGCGAATCCTTTAAAGACTTTTTCCTCTCTCTTTTCA